CTCGTCATAAGCGTCCTTAAAAGAGTCTTTAATATCGACATCAGTCACATCAACATCAAACACTTCATCAGTTGAGACAGAAGGACTGTTCAAGCCACTAATGTTGATACTGATCTGAGGTGTGCTACCACCAGACTTAGCTGTCTCAAAGGCAGACAAAGGAGCAATACGATCGACAATCAGCTTCCATGCTGCTGCTTGATTCTTATGCTCATCATTAAGTGCAGCATCAAAGATAGATTCTAAGACCCTAGCTGACTTAGGTGAGTTAAGCATACGTAGCTTATACTCATTGATAATAGCAGCTTCACCTTTGGGACGTCCTACTGTACGCTTCTCCTTGATTTCTGCTATGTCAGCTTTCTTTGGTCTTCCAACCTTGTTACCAGATTTAGGTGTTGCCATGTTGATGTCTTTGTCCTATAGTACTTTAAAGGGAGACAGAGTATAACTGTTAAAGAGACATAGTATAAATACTTTTATAAATATATTTAATATATTCTGTTAAAGTACTTCTATACTAACGTGAAATACAACTTATATGTAGCAGAATCTAAGATGAACATATACTTATAAGTTCGCTTTCCAAGCTGTACATGTTCGATCCTGTGATGTCTACTACTTAGTTTATTAGATTGCATCTTAGAAGTTGCCGAGGCTTCTATGAAACATCCTAGTTCATCCTGAGTTCTGCAAAGTTAAGTCGTTAATTTAACTTATACGTATATTATACCATACTTTTCAAGATTTGTCAAGTACTTTGTAACATCTGTAACAACTTTTACAAACTTTACACAACTGTAAGGTTGTTAACATCACAATCTTGCCTGCATTTATGCCAATAGTCTAGGATTGTCTAGCCTACTATCACGTTTATTACTTTTAATTATACCAGTCCTGATCTTTATAGTACTATGGTTGCTTAAATTATAGGCACTCATCTACGCTTCGCTGGTCCCCGATTAAAGTCTAATTTAGCTTTTTTGTGTGCTCCAGAGGCTCCCGCAAAAGTAACACAACAGTCCACCCCCTCCCCCCCTATCGAGTTACTGACCAGGCAGTCATTAACGATACTGTTCAGTAATTAACCAGTTGGTACATTTACTGTCTAGACTGTCTAGTCACGTTTCAGCCTGTGCAGTTACATTTCAGTATGTGAAGTGTGAGGGATGATGTAGGTGCCTACAAAGCACACTACGAAGCACACTACGGAGTACACTATCAAGTGCTCAGCATCCATAGTCAAAGTCTATCTGGTAATTATAACGGTATGTACGCATACGAATCTGACCAACTCTGTATGTATACATACTAATATCGGGTATCTGTTACACACTGTTACAACTACATGTCACAGGGGCTTGCAAAACACTATGAATCTGTGTTTATAATGCTCTACCGCAGGCAATAAAGCACTGCGGAACAAACACACACCAGCCGTAAGGCGTAAGGAACCAACACCATGTCCACTAGATTCACTGAAAAGACTGTCCGAATCAATGAGAAATGGGTCAAGATTACCCGCGATAACGAAGGGCGTACCTTCACGTTCGCCAAGGGCTTTCAAGGGCAGTACCAGGCCTATGATGTCGTTACCCTGTCCTTCAAATGGGTTCCTAATTGGCAAGAGGCTGTTTGGCACGCTGAGCGATACACGCGCTATTGACAGTCCAGCCTACAGGGCCTCAAAAGGGCCTTGTGGGATGCACTGTTAGCATCGCCAACACACACACACAGGAACAGACACCATGAAATCAGAGCACGGAACAATCCTCGATGCCATCATCGCCATTGCAGTCTTCGCCGGTATCGGCGTGCTGCTGGCCCTTGGTGTATGATGTCTCATAAGTGACAGCACACCATGATAGGCATGATACAGTGCCTATCCTAGTGTTCTGACATGTCGTCAACACTTAACCTTGTTACACACTTGAGGATTTTCAACCATGGTCAAAATCTCTGTCACATCTAAGCTTGATGGTAACCGTTCATGGTCTTTACAGGCCTTGGATACTTGTCCGGGTTCTATTGAATCTCCCGGCGTGCTAGTAGATGCTTGCAAGGGATGCTACGCCACTACTGGAAATTATAATTACCCTAACGTTAAAGCGCCTAGAATCCATAACAAAGATGATTGGCAGCGCCTAGACTGGGTAGATGATATGGTGCAAGCATTGGACAATGACCGGTATTTTCGCTGGTTCGATTCCGGGGATATGTACGCATTGGGCCTTGCGGAAAAGATTCTCGAAATTATGACGCGCACACCATGGTGCAAGCACTGGCTACCAACACGTATGCACAAATTCCCTAAGTTTCGGGATGTCCTCACGCGCATGCAGGCGTTGCCTAACGTTATGGTACGATTCTCAAGTGATAGCGTTACAGGCCATTACATTACAGGCTTGCATGGTAGCGTTATCGTTCCGACTAGTGACGATACGCCGGAAGGTACTACATTGTGCCGCGCTTATGAGCATGGGGGTAAATGTAACGGATGTCGTGCATGTTGGAATAAGTCTATTGACGTTATCGCGTACCCTGCACATGGTAAGAAAATGGGTAAAGTTATTATGATGAAACAGGGGTAATTACCTATAGAACCTAGACTGTAGCGCATCCTAGAATGTGCGTTATGGCCTAGCGTTTAAGGTATCATCCCGATACCGCCTAGGGCCTTGGATTGTCTATCATGTATCAAGTCCAATTCATCTCAACAGGCATTGTCGCCTACAGTGCCTCAAATCGAGCACTTGCACGCCATTGGTACGAGTGCAACAACTTTGATAGCGACACTGGCGAATGCCTGAATCTTTTCAAGCTTGTAAAGGCTAAGCCGTGATTAAAATTCTAACCGTGACGGATCAGGAAGAGGCTTGTTCTCTTCTGGTCAGCATTGATACTGAATGCACAGGTGCGTTAGTGTATGGCACCAATCAACACGGTGACAGGGTTTCTATGCTCTTTGATGTCCACCTGTTAAAGCACTTCTTTGATGAGGCATCAAAGGCCATCAAAGCCCATCCTGAGGAGCTTAACGAATGCGGAGAGGTAACCTGTACGCACTTCAAATAGGAAATGAACCATGTATAGTGTCTGGCCATTCAAATACATCAATGACAGTCAAACCGAGGCTTCTAAGGCCTTGGAAGCCCTGCCGGAGCCTAAGCCCTTGAAAGGCTTTGACAGGGCTTTACAATCATTCGATCAACACGAGGAACAAGAGGCTTTGCTATGAAATGTCTACGTCAATTCGCATATACTTTAAAGGGCTTTGAATTCTACGGCATCTGCGAAATACAGACCGTTGAATGCTTGCCTGTAATGGTAACCTGCACTGATCTTTACATCGAGGGCTTGGGCGATGATAACCCGCCAGATGTTAAAGACATTGTTGACTATCAATTGATCCTTGACATTGAAGATATGGTCAGGATTGAATGGACTAACCAATAAGGTTAATGGAACATGAAACAATCACACTTCACCACACCACGCACAATTGAAGAGTGCTATTTTGACCTGCGAGGCGAGGCTATCGAACCCATGCCTATGCGTCACCGTAGCATCCTGCAGTGGCTCATCAGCCTATTCATGCCCAGTAAGGGCCTTTAAACGGCCTACAACGAACGATCACACACTGTTTGTAAGCGTTTTGTAAGGAAATTATGATATAATATATGTTTCTATCTCTTATAGGACATATGTTATGAGTAAAACCAAAAAAGCAAGGCAACACCTAATGAAAATTCACGGCCACAAATACAAAAGACACTTTCTGACAGAAGGCTATTATTGTTTCTATTGTGCCGATCCTGCCGACACTTTAGATCATGTGCCTCCCTTGTCCTCTATGGAAATCCTAAATAAAGAAAAGAGGAAGAAGGACAAAATACCTGCAACCCTTGTCCCTTGCTGTAAAGAATGTAATAGCTCTTTAGGCGATCGACAACTTTGGACAGTGTTTGATAGGTTGTTGTATCTGGAGACATACTATGATGCTTTCTTTAAAAAGCAAAAAGCCATGTGGACAGAAGAAGAAATAGCCGAGTTGGGGCCTTCGTTAAGGGAAAGTGTTAGGCATCGTCAGGAAAAACTTGAAAGATACTTACACAAAATTCGAGCCATTCAACTTAGGCAATTAAAGCCAGAAACCTACCCTGTGTGGGTTGATGATGAACAAATTGAAGATGAACCCCTTGAATAAGGTAATACCATGACAACACCAGACACTGAAAAGCTCTTAGCAAAGCTCGCAAAAGATGTTGGATTTGTATACATTACAGACTCTAACATCGGCTGGGCAGGCAACTATAAATCAAACCTGGCGGTATACGGTAAACAGGTTATGATTAACACATTGATACAGACGAGGAACGAGATCAAGGCCATGACAGACTTTAATCCCCAAGATAGATGGGAGGCTGGCTTTGATGAGGCCATTGCCGCTGTGGTTACACGTATTCAAGAAAAGATTGACGATCTTGAAAAGCACATGGAGAATTGAAATGAAGTGTATTTGCTGTGACAAGAAGCTTTCAGACTTTGAAGCAACCCGTAAGCACGCTGTGACAGGCGCATATCTGGACATGTGTAACCGATGCTTACAAGGACTGGACATCCCTACGAAAGACCGAATCGACCTACTAACAGAGGCTGATTGTGGTGAAAATACAACGGATTCAGATGAAGAAACACTTGACAAATCTGGAGAAGTTGTGTATAATAACAACTATATAGACACTGAAGAGTGACTAGGATGTCTCTTTTATGGAATATATACACACTATATACAGATATATATAGACTTATATGTTTCATAGAAGATCATTGTGAACAGACAAAACTTGAAGGAACAGACAATGGATGACTTTGAATACGTCAAGTTTGAATGCTTCTATCATTCTGTCATTGATGATGTCGCACAGTTAATTGTTACAAACGGTTACAACAATGTCATGAAGGATATCATTGATGCTGTTGACAGGATCACAGACAAACAGGTATAATATATGCTCTTGTTGTCTATCATTGTTGGATGTCTCACACTTTTAAAGGTTGCACTAAAATGAACTTCAAAGAGCTATTGGATTGGGCTGAAGAATGTCATATGTCCCATGTCAACGAAAGCGATTTAGCTATCTTCGTTGAAGGGATCATTCATGAGGTCATCAATGCGGCTTACAATCTGGATGTCTCAGAATATGTTTGCTGGTCAGATGTTGAAGATGCTCAGGAATCTCTGGGTAAACAGATGCGTCAATGGGCAAAGAACAATGGCCTATACTAAAACTGAAAGTAAGTTTGTAAAGCACCTACCCTGTGACCATTGTGGTAGCTCAGATGCGAACGCACTGTATGATGATGGTCACACACACTGCTTTAATTGTGGCGTAACTGAGCGTGAAGGCGCTCATGATGAAAGAACTGTAATGCTTGAGGCTATGAGCAAAAAGCGAGTATATGAGGCTGTAACGCTTCCTGGGACATACAAGGCCATCCCTGACCGTTGTATCACTCAGCAGACATGCGAGAAGTATGGGGTCACGCAAGAGCCTGGGATTCACCACTATCCCTACTACGATGCTGATGGTGTGCTGTGTGCGTCTAAGACTCGTAGCGTCAAGGATAAGAAGTTCTCGATCAAGGGGACTTTTAACAATGCTACGCTCTTCGGACAGCATCTATTTCACGCTGGCGGTAAGTATGTTTCCGTCTATGAGGGTGAGTTGGATGCTCTCGCCGGATACCAGATGACAGGCTCACAGTGGCCTAGCGTCAGTATTCGTAACGGAGCACAGGCGGCACTAAAAGATTGTAAAAGTCAGTATGAATGGCTTAACAGCTTTGAAAATGTAGTCATCTGTTTTGATGCTGATGAGCCGGGAAAGAAGGCCGCTAAGGAAGTTGCTGAATTGTTTGGCACCAAAGCCAAGATTGTCCAGCACAAAGTAGGCTACAAGGATGCTTGTGAGTATCTTCAGAGCAACGCGACAAAGGAATTTGTTAACGAGTGGTGGCGGGCGCAGCCCTATGTCCCTGATGGTATTGTCAATGCTGCTGATCTCTGGGAAGAGGTGTTAAAGCCTGAGCAACCAGCAGAGGCTATGTATCCTTGGCAGGGCTTGAACAAGCTCTTGTATGGGCTTCGCAAGGCTGAGTTGATTACTGTTACAGCAGGATCAGGCTTGGGTAAGAGTCAATTCCTACGGGAGATTCTTTACTCACTTCTGAAAACTACTGACTGGAACGTAGGTGGACTATTCCTTGAGGAATCAACTCGAAAGACTGCTCGTAGTATCATGTCTTTGCACGCTAACAAGCTGTTGCATCTGCCAGATACACCAGTGACTGAGAAGGAATTGAAGGAGGCTTTCGATGCTACTCTGGGCACAAATCGGGTATATCTGTTTGACCACTTTGGCAGCTCTGACGTTGATAATATCGCCAATCGGATCAGGTATATGGCAAAGGCTTGTGACTGTCGCGTCATTTTCTTGGATCACATCAGCATTGTTGTATCTGGTTTGGACAATGGCGATGAACGTAAAGCTATTGACAACATGATGACGAAGTTGCGTACACTGGTGCAGGAACTTGAAGTAACCTTGATCTGTGTATCGCATCTGCGTAGGCCACAGGGCAACGCAGGACATGAGGATGGCCAAGCTGTTAGCCTGTCCCAGTTGCGAGGCAGTGGCGCTATTGCTCAACTGTCCGATGCTGTGATTACACTGGAGCGTAACAGCATGGCAGAGGATGAGAGTGAGCGCCACCGCACTCGTGTGGCTGTGGCAAAGAATCGGTACAATGGTTTTACTGGCCCTGCTTGTGAATTGCAGTATGTCAAGGAAACAGGCAGGATGATTGAAGTTCAAGAGGAATCACTATGACACAATGGCATGGCGGTAAAGGCTCTACACAGCGTCCCAAGAGCATTGCCGATGAAGAGTATGCACAGCGTTGGGATGCGATCTTTGGTCGTGATAAACCTACAGAAACAACGGAGATTGAGATGCCTGATATTACAATGTGTGATGATAAAGAATGTCCTATGAAGGAACAATGTTACCGATATACTGCTAAACCTAATGAATTTAGGCAGGCATACTTTGTTAACAGTCCTAAGAAAATGGACGGATGTGATTATTTTACTCCAGTTGAGGACAGTAAACATGACAGTTGAGCACTTGATCGTAGGAGCAACTGGAGTAGGCTATTTAGTTGTTGGCTTGCTCCAATGGTTCAAAGGTGAAGTCTCGAACGGCATGATCTGGACTGGTTATGCCTTTGCTCAGGTTGGACTTTGGATGAACATTAAATGACATGGACACTTGACAGCATCGTAGCTCGTGTGTTAGAATTAGAGGAATCCTATTTTGATTTGCAGGATAGGTATCAGCTTCTAATTCACCAGTATGAGCAATTGAAAGAACTCTATGAGAGTAGCGGTAGACATCGAAACGAACCTGAGTCACAACAAGATTTGGGTAGTAACGACCACTGACATTGATACCTTTGAGACTAAAGTATGGAACGAAGCAGAGCACTTTCGGGACTTTATAAAGGACGCTACATTGATAGTAGCTCACAACGGAGTAGGATTCGACTTTCCGACCTTGAACAGGCTCTGGAAGACGAAGATTACATTGAAGAAGGTTTCAGATACTCTACTGCTGTCAAGGCTTCTCGATCCATCGAGGGTTCAGGGGCACAGTCTCGACGCTTGGGGAAAAACTCTAGGGTTCAAGAAGACTGACTATCGTAGGGTATACTGGAGACTGCAAGGTATCAGGGACATGCGCTTGGTCAAGGACAGGAAAGATGAGTGGGAAAGCCCTCACATGCCTTTGATGACCAAGTATTGTGCTAAGGACTCAATCATCTGTGCTAAGCTGTATCACAGGCTTGTGAAAGAGCTTGCAGATAAAGAGTTTAGTCAAGAGTCAATTGATCTTGAGCACAAGGTAGCTGCTATCATTGCAGAGCAGGAACGTAATGGATTTAAACTGGACTTGCCATATGCAACTGTGTTACTTGCTGACATCAAGACAAGAATGGGAGAGATATATGAGCAAATGCAAGAGCGTTGGCCTCCCTACGAAGTTGCCAGAGTCTCAGAAAAGACAGGAAAGCAACTCAAGCCATTGCTGGTTACTTTCAACCCAGGCTCAAGAAAGCAGATCGGTGAAAAGCTAATTGAACTTGGGTGGAAGCCTAAGGTGTTTACTGAGACAGGACAGGCACAGGTGGATGAATCTGTACTGTCCAAGGTAGACATCCCTGAAGCTAAGATGATTGCTGAGTATCTGATGTTACAAAAACGTGTGGCTCAGATAACATCATGGATCGACGCTGTAGAGAATGATGGTAGAGTACACGGTCACGTAATTACCAACGGTGCTGTGACAGGCCGTATGACGCACTCAAGCCCTAACATGGCTCAGATTCCCAATGCTGGGTCTGTCTATGGGCATGAGTGCCGTGAATGCTGGACTGTTGAAGATGGTAATGTCTTGGTAGGCTGTGATGCCTCTGGTCTGGAGCTACGCATGTTAGCTCACTACATGAAGGATGAAGGATATGTCAGAACGGTTACAGAAGGAAGCTCTAAAGATGGTACAGACGTACATACAGTCAACCAACGAGCTGCTGGACTATCTACCCGAGATAGCGCCAAGACATTCATCTATGCCTTTCTCTACGGAGCTGGCGATGCAAAGATTGGAAGCATCATTGGAGGAACTTCTAAAGATGGTGCAAAGCTTAAAGAAAAGTTCCTCAAGCAAACACCAGCACTTGCAAAGCTCATTCAACGAGTCAGCAAGCAAGCCGCTAAAGGATGGGTACCAGGACTCGATGGCAGACGTATTTGGGTTCGATCTGAACACGCTGCTCTCAATTCGCTCTTACAAGGAGCAGGCGCCATTGTGATGAAGAAGGCCTTGTGCATCTTCTATGACAAGATCGTGGCTAACAAGTGGAAGGTCAAGCTAGTGGCAAATGTTCACGATGAGTTCCAGTTTGAATGTCCTCCTGACATTGCTGAACAGGCCGGGAAAGCTGCTAGAATGTCCATCATTGAAGCAGGAGAGCACTTCAAGCTGAGGTGTCCTCTTGATGGGGAGTATAAGATTGGAAAATCTTGGAAAGAAACTCACTAAGTTGTTGACTTCTGAGATTTCTATGCTATAATATATGCATGGACGATTGGTGAAACTGGCAAACACACTGGATTTAAGCCCCAGCGCCGTAAGGCTTCAGGGTTCGACTCCCTGATCGTCCACCATTTAGCCGCCTTAGCTCAGCGGTAGAGCAACCGCCTTGTAAGCGGTAGGTCATCTGTTCGATACAGATAGGCGGCACCAATTTATGACAGATTGTGTTAGTGTGTGTGTTCTTTGAAAGGAAAATGAAATGAGTAGTGCAGAAATGAAGCCCCTGAAGATTGCTGGCCAACTGTTCTGGGCAAATTGGATGAAGGAATTCAATACCAAGTTCAACGATGACAACACCAAGTATGAATGTACGCTTGGTATGCTGTCGGACAAGGCCGCTAGTGCTCTTGATGACATTGGCGTGAAGGTCAAAGAG